ACACAGGTACAGTTATTAATAATGTTGAGTATGCAGAGCCAGTTGCTTACGGAGAAAATCTTCCACCTTCTTGGGGCGGTGTTTACAGAACAAGACAACAGACAGTGAAAGGATACCCGGAATTAATTGGTAAAGAATTAGAAGCTTGGACTAAAAAAGAGTATGAAAAAATCAAGAGGTCAATCTAATGGCAGCAATTGATCTAAATTCAGTTAGAGCAACAATTGAATCAAGATTGTCTGATGAGTTGAAAAAGGCTCCTTCTGTTCCTGTTGTTTTTAACAATATTTCTTATGATTCAATTTCTGCCGATGACTTTGTTCAATGTCAAGTAAATTTTGGATCTAATTCTTATGTAGTTCAAGGTGGCAGTACATCATCTACAAATTCTGTTATAGGTTTAATTCTTTTGAATATTTACACTCCAGAAGGCACTGGTTCTGGTGCCAATTTGATAATAGCGAAACGGATTAGGGATTTATATAATCGTCAAATAGTTTCCGGTGTAATTTTTGATGCACCTGTTGGCCCTGAAACATTAACGGGTGCCCCTGATGGTTTTTACCAAACACAGATTAGAATAAGTTTTGAAGTCTTTGAAAGTATTTGATTATGGAATTTACAGAAGAAATGCTTGACGCTATTGAAGTAGTGAAAGGATCAAGAGACCCTGCTTATTGGGATCCTCGTTGTAAAAGGTATATGGAAAGAAATAAAACAGAAGTAAAAGAAGTAAAAGAGGAAGAAAAGAGTTAATATATTTGCAATAGTACTTTTTTAATAACATGGCTGCTATTAGAGGCGATATTGGCAAGGTCATGTTCCATAATGCCGCCGGCACAGAGGCTGAGGTAACAGGAACAAGATCGTGGTCTTTAAGTGTGACGAAGGACACTTTAGAAACTACTGTTCAAGGTAAAACCTCAAAGGAATTTGTTGGTGGTCTTATATCTGGTGAAGGTTCGGCTGAATTGATTTACGACAATGCTGGAAATTCTACTTACTTGTCATTTGTTGAAGATGTTTTAACAACAGCCGATGCCGGTGATGCTTTGTTTGAATTATTTCCTGACAAAGATACAGCAGCAAAGAAACTAGCTTTTTCTGGAATTATTACGAGTGCTGAATTTGGAGCAACACTTGGAGAAACACAATTAATAAACATTTCCTTTATAACAAATGGTGCTATTACATCAGATATTTAATAAGATTAAAAGTACCAATATTTAAAACATGGCAGCAGAAAAAAGAACGGTCAATTTAATCACTGATGCTTTCAGTGATGAAATGTCAACTCGTAGGAAATATGAGTTAAAGAATAAGGAAGGTAAAAAAATTGTTGATTTATATTTTAAACCAATAACAAGACATGATAGACAACGAGCACAATCATTAGCAGGTTCAGAAGAGGCTTTAACTGTATCAACTCAATTGCTTTGTCAATTAGCAGAACTGGAAGACGGAAAAAAAGCTTTTGCAATGGCTGATGCTCCTAACCTGCAAAGAGAATTACCAGAAAATATTTTGAATGAGATTGAATTATTTATGATGAATATTGAACTTGATATAGATGCAGCAAAAAAAAGCTAAAGGGGAATAATTGGCTTTATTTTGAATTTTTCCTAGCAACAGAATTAGGTCAAACAGTAAGCACTCTTAGACATTCAATGTCTGAAGAGGAACTTATTTATTTTGCTGCTTATTACGAGATAAAAGGAGAGGAAGAAAAAAAAGCAGCGAATCGAAGCAAACGGGGTTTATAAGGTTAAACTAGGAAAAAAGAATTGTAAGAAGTGGCTCAATCGAATGTAAAACTTACGGTTGATGCAAGGGGGGCGGTAGCTGCCTTAAATAATACTTCTGTTGCTACAAATAAATTATCAGCATCAGCAAAAGGGACAACAGCATCTTTAGCAGGGACATCAGCAGCAGCAAAAGGGTTAGCAGCTTCATTGGCAGCCACTATGGGGCCGATAATTGCTTTGGGAGCAGCTTTCGCAACTGTTAATAGTGGTTTAAAAGCTTTTATGGATAGAGAGAGAGATTTAACAATACTTACTCAAGGTTTAGAAAATTTAGGTGAGGGGGCTGATTCTTTAAGGAAATTGCAAGAAGTAGCAAATGAATTAGGGAATCAAACTTTATTTAATCAAGAAGATTTTACTAGAGGTTTTAATTTATTAACAAGTTTTAGAAATATAGGAGTTGATGCTTATGAACGAGTAGCGCAATCTGCGGCCGACATAGCCCAAGTCAATCAGGTAGATGTCAAGACTTCTTTCATGCAGTTAGCAAAAGCATTACAGGATCCTGAAAGAAACTTATCTGCTTTAAATCGGTCTGGTATTGCTTTCTCTAAGACACAAACAGAAGTTATCAAGTCTTTGATGAAGGCAAATAAAGTTGCTGAAGCCCATAATATGATTTTAAATATTGTTGATGAAAGTTATAGCAAACTAGCCCAAGCTGGTGCTAGAGGGTTTGCTGGAGATGTCGATTCATTAGGAGAAGCTTGGCGAGATTTAGGTGAAACTTTAGGTAAAGCAGTTCTTCCTGTTTTATCTCCAGCAGTAAAAGGCATGACAACTATTATTAATTTTCTTAATTCATCGGGTGGTCAAGCAGCGGCCATTATTGCGGGGATCACTTTAGCCTTAAAAGGTATGGCAACTATTATTCCAATCGTGACGGCTGGAATAACTCTTTTAAAAGTTAAATTTGCTGCTGCGGCCTCTGCTGCAATAATAGCTGCTAATTCTAATGCGTTTTATGCGGCTTCAAACGCAACAGTTGGAATATCTGCTTTAAAAGCTGCTGCTGCTGTTAATACTTTAAAACTTGCATTAATAAAAACAGGAGTTGGTGCTTTAGTAGTTGCATTAGGTATTTTAGTAACTCATTTAATAGAAGCTTCAGAAGAGACAAAAAAATTAAATAATGAAGCCGAAGACTTTAATAATAATTTAAAAGGTATAGGGGATGAGGCAAAGAGAACGGCTGTTGAATTAGAAAAAGAGGCAATTGCTACTAAAAAACTTTATTTAGCACAGGTTGAGGCGAGCAAAGCGGTAGGCCATGCGGCGACAGGTAAACAAAGATTTATAAAAGAGTTAAAAGAAGAAATTGCCTTAATGGAACAGCAGTTGAAAATAACAGAAGGAGTTCAAAATAGAGATGAAGAACTGAACAAAAACAAGAAATTCAATGATTTTGTTATTAGCAATTTAGAAGAGCAAAGAAAGCTTAGGGGTTTATTAGGAGGGCAAACAAAAGAAGATTTAAAATTGCAAGATAAGATAAGAGAGATAAAAGAAACTTTTGAGAAAAAAGATGCACAAGAATTAATAAATCATTTAAAGAAAACTGAATCATTAAAAAATCAAGTTGATGTAATGCAACAGCAACAAATAGAAGCAGACAAGTTAAAAGAAAAGATGAAAGCCGTTGGTGATGAAATTAAAAACAATATTAGAGACAACCTAAGAGAAGCTATTACAGGTGCTCAATCTTTTGGTGATGCAATGTCAAATGTTTTAAATAGAATTAGAGATAAGATTATTGATGCTCAATTAGATAAGATAATCGGCAATATTTCGGGTGCTTTCTCAAAAAGCGGTGGCGGTGGTGGCTTCCTTGGTAAAATTTTTGGGGGTCTTTTTGCTGATGGTGGCAGACCACCAGTAGGAAAAGCTTCTGTTGTGGGAGAGCGTGGGCCAGAGTTATTTGTCCCTGATAGTGCTGGAACTATTGTTCCTAATGAGAAAATGGGCAGCTCGACAACAATTAATATTAACATTGACGGAACAGCAGAAGGCGGAACAGCAGACCAAAAACGATTAGGGGTGTTGATCTCTACTTCTGTCAGAAATATAATTGCACAAGAACAAAGGCCAGGGGGGACGTTAGCATAATGGCTGAAACATTCAATGATGCGGGTTGCAACAGTGCGACGACAGGCTCTACAACACCTACCTATGGAACGGCAAAGGCAAGTAAACCTGTCAGGCGAGTTGTGAAACTAGGAGATGGGTATGAACAAAGGCAAATGATCGGGTTGCCTACTCAACTAGATCCTAAAAGTTATAATTTGAATTTCGTCGTTGCTGAGGCTGATGCAGACAAAATAGAAGCCTTCCTTGAGGCAAGAGCAGAAGATGGAGAATATTTCAATTGGACACCACCTTCAGGAAGTGCAGGTAAATATGTTTGTGATTCATGGACGAAATCTATTCCTTACCATAACAGGGCAACAATCAGTGCAACATTTAGACAAGTATTTGATTTAGACTCTTAATGACTGTTCCTGTTAATGATTTATATAGTTCTAATCCAAATAGTTTGATAGAACTATATCAATTAAAGTTAGACCCTGTTTTACATACTGGAGCGTATATTTCACCAGGTATTAAATATTTTTTCTCTGGTGTAAATAAAGAGTCAACGAAAATCATTTGGGGCGGGGTTTCTTATGATGCTTTGCCTATTGTCGTCGAAGGTATTGAATCTAAGGTTAAAGGTTCTTTGCCTAGACCAACTTTAACGATAAGCAATCTGTTTGGATTCATGACAAACATTTTGAATCAGGTTAATAATTATATAGACCCTGACACGGGAAAAGACAACATTGGACAAGACTTAATAGAGGCTCGACTGACAAGAATTAGAACTTTGGCCAAATATATTGATGATGCTAATTTCGGCGATACTAATATGGTTAATGGTATTACTGCCACTCATTACAGTGCGGCGGGTGGAGCTGTAGAAGTAACAATGCCAGGAACTAATCCTGGTTTTAAAGAAAAAGATTATATTTATTTTGATGCTACTTCTGGGGACTCTCCCGATGGAAGGTATCAGATAACTGATCCGATAGTGCAATCTAGCAATGAGTATGTTTTGAAGTTTATAACTCCAGGTAATGCCTTCGATCTTCAAGAGGATTGTATTATCAAGATTCAGAACCCTTACGGAGTTGCAAGTCCTACAACAAAATTTCCTGATGATGTTTATTTCATTAATCGTAAGACAATAGAGAATTTAGAAACGGTACAGTTTGAATTACGCTCTATCTTAGATTTAACTCGTTTAAAGTTACCTAAAAGACAAGTCCTAAGAAAAGAGTTCCCTGGCGTTGGTGATTTCTTCGAGACATGATTCTTTCTAGTTTCACAAAAGATGCCCTTGCTCATGGTAAGCGAGTTCTGCCTAATGAGTCTTGTGGCTTATTAGTAAGAATTGATGGTGTCGAAAAATATTGGGAATGTCAAAATATCTCAATAGAACCTCATAAAACTTTTGTACTAAATCCGGATGACTGGATAAAAGCGGAAGAGGCTAGTGACGAAATAATTGCTGTTGTTCATTCTCACCCAGAAGGGAGTCTGGAGCCTTCGAAATCAGATGTGGAAAGTTGTGATTTCTTTCAATGGCCGTTTTATATATTCAATCCCACAGAAGAGACATGGAACTATTTGGAGCCAAAAAATTATAAGGCTAGTGTCCCTTTAAAAGAATCACAAGATGATAATCCAAAATTAAAAACAATCAGACTTTATGGAGGATTAGCAAGGGCGACAGGATGGAAAGTTTTACATGCAGATGTTACAAATACAAAGTCAGTTTTGACATTCCTGAAAGCTAATTGGCCTGATCTGGCTTATGAAAAGATCAGCAATGCTTATCAAATTCAGATTGGCGAAGAATATATAAATGATGAGACATTGGATTTGGAGGTAGAAGGAGATATAAGGATAGTTCCTGTGATCAGTGGTAGTTGGGGTTTTCTTGCACCATTAATTGGAGGTATTTTTAGTGTTAAGACAGTTGTTTCTATAGCCACAGCACTTGTTGTTAATTGGGGCGTTAGCAAACTTACTGATTGGTTTTCAGGGGATCAAAAAGAACAAGAAAGAGAAATACAGGAGGAATCTAAGTCTACAGTTTTTTCGGGAATCCAAAACGTAAGCAGAGCAGGAATACCTGTTCCCATTTTATATGGTGAGGTTTACACAGGAAGTAATGTTTTAAGTGCAGGAATTGTTTCAGCTATTACTGCCGTTCCCTATCTTTTTAATAGTAAGAGGTCTACTGATCAACTTCTAAACGATGCAAGAGAATACCAAGATCAGTATGCATGGTCGGAGGGTAAACAGGTTCTTAGATGGACAGATTACCCTGCTCAAAATTTAGACTTAGGAACACAAGATGACCCTCAACGGTTAGATATTGTTGACCTTTTAGGAGAAGGAGAGATTGAAGGCTTTCCAAGTGCTTCTTCTTTCAACAAAACGACGCAGACAGCTTTATATAATAAAGCAGCCTTAAAGGATATTTATCTTGATGGGGCTCCTATCTTAACAAGAGGTGCCGATGAACCTTTTGATAAAGAAAATGATTATAATGTCAAAAATGTAGTTTTCACTGTAAGGCATGGAACAGGGGATCAGACTCCTATTCCTGAAAATGATTTAATATCAACGCCAAAAGGTTATAACGACCAAGTTCTTAAAGAACCAGGTCAGTCGCCAACCTCTGTTACTAAATCTCTTGATAATATCAATGCTAATGAGGCAGTTGTTCAACTAAGTTTTCCTCAAGGATTGGTTTGGTTTAATCACAATGGAGGAACAGAACCAAAAGGAGTGGCGTTCCAGGTTTTAGTTGTAATGAATACGGGAGTCGTTATCAATGCCTTTCCTTCTAATGTGGCCACTGCAAATGGAATTATTTATGGACAACCTCCTCATGATGCAGCAAATAAGTTCTATCTAAATGCTAAGGGCAATATAGAAGAGAACGATTTTGGATTATATAAGGCTTTTGGAGCTCGTACCACAGGCGTTCTGTCTCTTGATTTTAGAATTGATCTAGACAGCTATAGAAATGTCAAATATGAAAGCAACGGAGCAGAGGTCGGAACACATGTCACTCAGATAAGAATTGAAAGGTTGAGTGACAACGACGGTTCACAGCATTTTAGTGCTTTTACTTTAAAATCTATTACTGAAGTTATTAAAAAAACTCCTAATTATTATTATTCAGCCTATGGAAAACTAACTATTAATTCAGATGATTTTAGTGGAATACCTAGAAGGATGTACCACCTAAGAGGAACAAAAATAAAGATACCGACATCTGGTCTTTCTGCTCTTCCAGCAACATATTATAAAGCAGGAACAACCCTTACAATCAATGTTAGCAGCGGGCATGGAGTGGTGGCGGGTGATTTTGTTACTTTCAATCCAACATCAGGAATTGCTACCGCTGAGACAGAATCTCTTGTCATAAGCTCCACGGCTACTACTATAGTATTATGGTCAGCAACATCTCAGACAGTAGGGAGTAGTTCTTCTACGTTCAATTGTAATTATAAGAGGACTAATTTAAGAATTGATTCTAACAATGGCAGAGTCATCTATCCTGATGGATACGTGTTTAATGGAACACTGACGGGATCAAAACATTGGTGCTCAGATCCAGCTTGGATTTTGTACGATTTACTCACAAATCAAAGAACAGTTCCTTCAGATTTAGCAGGACAGAGACAAGAAGGATATTACGATTACGGACTTGGTAGAGATATTGATGAAACGATTATTAATAAATATTCTCTATTTGAAGCATCAAAATATGCCTCTGAATTAGTACATGGAGAACCTAGATTTAGCTGTAATGTTGTATTAAAACAACCAAAACAAGTTTACACCTTGATTAACGATTTATGCTCGGCAATGAGGTCAATGCCGTACTATTCTGCCGGTCAAATGCATCTTGCGATTGATCAACCTAGTAGTTCTGTTTATCTTTTTAATAGATCAAATGTCTCGGAAGAAGGCTTCACTTATTCGGGAAGTTCTATCGAAGAAAAATATACTGTTGTTAATGTCTCTTATTTTAATGTGGACTCAAAAGAAAGAGATTATATAACAGTTGAAGCAGATCAAAGCCTAATATCTAAATACGGTTATCGTGTCCATACTATAAAAGGATTTGCTTGCAATAGCAGGGCTCAGGCTGAGAGATTAGGTCGGTGGACTCTTCATACTCAAAATCATGGAGGGGACCTGGTTAGCTTTACTTCGACTTTAGGCAGCGGTGTACTTGTTAAGCCAGGACAAGTGATAAGCATTGCTGACCCAATGAAGGCTGGTTACAGATTAGGCGGAAGAGTTTCAGCTAATACAGGAAATTCTACGACTGTATTTGACCTAGATTATATTGATTCTGATGTCTCTGATGAAGTGCCTAAGGCTAGAGATAGAATTTCAGTTCTGTTGCCAAGTAGTCAAACTACAACGGGTTCTAGCGTTCCTTATGGAAGGTTAGAGACTAAAACAGTTCAATCTTATAGCAATCTTTTAACGGCAGGGGGTCGAGTTACTGTGACATCTGCCTTCTCTGAGGCTCCTATTGTTGGAAGTCCTTGGGCTCTGGTCAGAGGAGATCAAAGGCCAATTGATTACAAAGTGGTAGGAGTATCAGAGGATGATCAATTGAACTACCTTATAACTGCTATCCGTTATGACGCTAATAAGTATGATGAAATAGATGCTGCAACAGAACAAATAGATGGCTAGGAATTTCAGTTTTCCTCCTCCACCGACTCCAGAGGGGCTGGTTTCTACAGAGGCAATAGTTTCGGTTAATAATAGAGCTGTTCACCGGTTAAGCTTTAGCTGGTCAAGTATTCCTGGTGTTAAGAGATACATCGTTGCCTATTTCTTTTTTGCAGAAGAAGAAGGTGGGCCACAAGGAGGTTTGCCACCACAGAAGATTGATAGTAGTTACACAGTCTCAGAGATAGTTGGAACAACTTTTAGTATTGACGGGCTGGATAGAGGTTTTTTAAGTCTAATAATATATTCAGTCAATTCAAATGGGTTGGCATGTGTCACACCTCTAAGGACTTCAATCAGGACACAAGGGAAGACAGCACCACCTGAAAATGTAAGTGACTTCAGGGTCGAAAGCCAGGGTATTGATTTTTTAAGAGTGAATTGGACAAAATCAACAGAGAATGATGTTTTGCATGGTGGCTTTGTAGAGATTAGATATACATCTTTAACTTCTGGTGCTACATGGGAGGGGTCTTTTGAAGTAGCAAAAATAGCAGGGAACAGTACGGAAGTTGTTTTAAATACAGAAGCAGATGGAACATTCCTTGCAAAATTTGTTGATGATGGAGGGCGTAAAAGTGCGACAGAAGCAACATCAGTATTTACTCAGCCTGTGAAAGCTTATGCAAAGAAAGAAATAGGAGCTTGGAGAGAAAATACTTATGCAAGTGATTGGGTTGGATTGACTACGACTTATTTAAGTGCTGATAGCTCAAGTAATATGAGTCTAGTGAATGGAAGCGACAAAACAGAAGGGATTAAATTAACTGATGCGACAACAAAGACAGGAACTTATTGCTTTGCTTTAGGTTGGTATCTTGGTTATATATCAGGATATGAAACGCCGTTCACTTATTCAGTAGAAAGACATATAAAAATGACTACTTTTTATTCAACAGATACTTTTGGTAGTCGTGGTAATGTTCAGTCTATGGAAAATTTTAGTGGAGCAAAAGCACCTAATGTAAATGTTCGTTTTTTTTACAAAAAAACCTTATCTGATGCTAATAGTAAAGATAATGCAACATGGACAGACTGGACAGAATTTACAGCTACAGAAATAAGAGGAACTGGTTTTGTTTTCAAAGTAGTAGTTGAAACAACTGATCCGGCTCAAAATATAAAAATCACAGAATTAGGTGTTAATTTTTCAATGCCTTTCAGGACTTTGAGTTCTAATTCTGTTACTTATCCTGCTAATAATGCAACACATGATATAACTTACAGTATTCCTTTTTGGGATAGTGCAGGGGTTCCTAATGTTCAAGTAACTCCTTTAGATTTGGCTTCAGGAGAATATTATGTAGTGTCCAGTGCTGATGGTTTTGGGTTTACTCTTGCAGCAAAACAAGCAAACGGCAGTGCTGTAAGTGCTGATCGTACTTTTAGTTATTCAGCAAGTGGTTATGGCTATATGGCTTAGAATAAAATAAAAGAATAGATTGTTATGGCACAAGCAGCCGACTATGTAATTGCAGATGGAACAGGAACAGTTGTTCTTGCTGATATAAATGCCGTTTTAAGTGCAATTTCAACAAATAACGCAGGGACAGGTGATCCTGCTGTGATGTACCCATATATGTGGTACGTGGATACAAGCAACAACCTGATCAAGATGAGGAACGCCGCAAACAATGCGTGGGTCACTATTCGTTCTACTGATGGAGTTTTAACAATCCCAGAGGGAACTGTCGGGACGCCAGGTTTTCGATGGACAAATGACTCTAATACAGGATTCTTTCAGCCAACAGTTAGCAGCTCTTTAGTTGCGGATAACATTGCCGTTGCAACAAATGGAACGCAAAGAGCCTTGTTTGATGCATTAGGGAATTTTTATTTAGGGGCTCCAGCTGGTGACGGCTCGACAACAATTCCTACTGTTGGCCCTGTTGATGGCTCGACTGATGCAACAACCCCTGTCTTCTCAATTAAAGGTTCAGGAGGTAATAACAATACATCAGGTGCAATTGCCTTAATCAATAAAGATCAATCTAGTCAAGGAGCAGAAATTTATAACTCAGGAGAGGATGGTGGATTGGTTCTTAAGAATACAAATAATGAAGGAATTTCTTTTCGTGTGGGTACTGGAACATCAGCAGCGAAAAGGGCAGCAATTACAACATCAGGTGCTTTCATTATTCCTGATGCAACAACCCCAAGTGACACAAGTGCGGGCGTCAGGCTTCAATCAACAGCGACAGGAAGTTCTATTTTCTCTGTAGGTGCTACAGCTTCAGAAACGACTTTAATTGAATTTATCAACACGAATGGAACGGTTGGAACAATAAAAGTCAGTGGATCGGCAACAAGTTTCAATACATCCTCTGATTATCGTCTGAAAGAGAACGAGGTAGAAATATCTGATGGAATAACAAGGCTTAAGCAGTTGAAACCTTATCGTTTTAATTTTAAAGCTAATGCTGGTCAAACATTAGACGGATTTTTTGCTCATGAAGTTCAGGCCATTGTCCCTGATGCAGTTAGTGGAACAAAGGATGGGGTGGAAATGCAAGGAATAGATCAAAGTAAATTAGTCCCTTTATTAAGTGCAGCTTTAAAGGAAGCTGTTGCTAAAATTGAAACATTAGAAACTAAAGTTGCAGCTCTTGAGGCTGGTTAATTATGGCAATAACTCCTGATACTTATGATATGACCATCCAACGGTCTTCAGATCATAGTCTTGATTTTGAATTGAAAGACCCAACCGGATCTGCTGTTAATTTAAGTGGCTACACGGTTCAAAGCCAGGTGTGGGATTCGTCTCGCAGCAGCAAGGCAGCAGACGTGACGATCACAGTTACAAATGCTTCAGAAGGTAAATTTACATGGAAGTTGGCAGATACTCAGACAGTTAATTTTACAGGAACAGAATATAAGTATGACATCCTTTTAACGACACCAGCAGGAGATAAACAATACTGGGTAGAGGGTACTATTTATATGAGCCAGGGCTTTACAAGATGACAACCGTTAATGTCACTGAAGTCGTTAACACTGTTACGATCACAGATAACAATGTAACGACAACAATCAAAGTACCAGAAACGTCTGTTGTGACTGCAACAACGGCTGGTCCTCAGGGTCCACCTGGTATTTTATTGACTGACCCAAACAAGGTAGATAAAAGTATAATTTATTATGATAGTACTGCTGGCGTGTATAAGGCTGACAGCACTTGGACAACTAGTACAGTAACTTTTGGGGGCAGCTTCTAATGGCTAACACAATTAGAATTAAAAAAAGAGCTGCCAGTGGTGACGCTGGTGCTCCATCTACATTAGCCCCTTCAGAGATTGCATTTAATGAAAACACTGGTGATTTAAAGCTCTATTATGGGTATGGAGATAATGGTTCAGGTGAAGCGAGTTCTATAATTGCTATTGGTGGTTCTGGTGCTTTTTGGAACAAAACAGACACAAGAACAGCGAATACAATTCTCAGTGGTCCAACTACAGGAAGTGCCGCAGCTCCGACATTTAGGGCTCTTGTTGCTGCTGATATTCCATCAATAGCCCACACGAAAATATCTGATTTTGATACAGGGGTAAGAGTAAATAGACTGGATCAAATGGCAGCTCCTACAGCTGATGTTTCTGCTAATAGTCAAAAGATTACAAACCTTGCTGATTGTACTGCCAATAATGATGCTGCGAACAAAGGTTATGTGGATGGAGTTGCACAAGGTTTAGACATAAAAGACTCCTGTGTCGTTGTTTCCACCTCTAATTTAACGCTTGCAAATACTCAGACCGTAGATGGTGTTTCCTTATCTGCTAATGATCGTGTTCTGGTAGCAGGGCAATCAACAGCGAGCCAAAATGGAATCTATAAAGTTGTAAGTGGTGGCAGTTGGACAAGGACAGACGACTTGGCTACTGGAGCCGATGCAGCTGGAGTGTTTACATTTATTGAGCAAGGAACAACAAACGCTGAGAATGGGTTTGCTTGTACATCTGACAAAGGATCAGCAGTTGTAGGGACTAATAATTTAACTTTTGCTCAATTCTCAGGGGCAGGGCAGATAACAGCAGGAGACGGCCTTCAGAAATCAGGCAATACAATCTCAGCTGATCTTAAGAGCAATGGCGGTATCGTTATTGAATCAAGTGAGTTAGCTGTAAAGCTCGACGCTAGTTCTATTACTGGAACGCTTGCTGTAGGGGATGGTGGAACGGGATCAACCTCGGCTAGTGCTGCTCGAACTGCTTTAGGACTTGAGATTGGTTCAGATGTTTTGGCTTATGACGCTGCTTTGGCTGCAATTGCAGGACTAGCTACCACAGACGGTGGTTTTATTGTTGGAAATGGGTCTACCTTTGTTCTTGAAACTGGTTCAACCGCAAGAACTTCTTTAGGGGCTCAAACATTAGCAGCTGATCTCACTTCATTATCTAGTTGTCAATCTGGAGGGGCTGCGGCTTTAGCTGCTTTGACTTCAACAGAAATTGAGATTCTTGATGGTGCAACCGTAACTACTGCTGAATTAAATTTAATAGATGGTGGAACCTCTGCCACCTCAACAACTCTTGCAGCCACGGATTGTTTCCTCTGCAATGATGCGGGCACAATGAAACAGGTAGCTCTTTCAGATTTGGTCACATTTTTAGAAAATGGTTCAGTCTCAGCTTTTGATTTAGATGGTGGTACATATTAACGACAACCATCAGGAGGGCAATTTTTAATGGCTAACACAATCAGACTAAAAAGAGGAACCAGCGACCCAGGGAGTTCTGACCTCGTTTCAGGCGAATTAGCAATCAGGACTGACACAGGAAAACTTTTCACAAAACTAGACAATGATTCCATTGTGGAGATCAGTGGGGGTGCTTATCTTCCTTTAACAGGTGGAACGTTAACTGGAGTATTAGCTGCGACTGCTGGAAGTAATTCTGCACCTGCTATTCATTTTGGTGATTCAGATTCAGGAATTTATGGCGGTACAAATACAGTTTCTTTAGCTGCTGGTGGGACACAAGGATTAACACTTGATTCTTCTGCTTATGTGAATGTTCCTACGAGGTTAGGAGTAGGGATTGGTGTTCCTGTTAGGGCTTTCCATATTCACGAAGGATCTGAGGCTAGTGCATATTTGCACATGACAAACGATAGTACAGGTTCAGCTACGACTGATGGTTTTTCTTTATATGTTTCAACAGCAGGAGAAGCTTATTACCGAGCAAGAGAAGCGACAGGAAAACATATCTTCTATGTTAATTCTGATGAGGCTGCAAGATTAGATAGTTCAGGTCGGTTGCTTGTTGGTTATTCTTCACCAATAGGCATAGCTAATAATAGTCTGTCGAAATTGCAAACGGCTGCGACAGACAAATCAGCCAGTATTGGTATTTCTCGTTTTAGTGCTAATACAAGTCCTCCTATTTTGAATTTTGCGAAAGCAAGAGGTGAAGCTGTTGGAACAATGACAAGTGTTCAGGAACATGATGATTTAGGAGAAATAAATTTCTGTGGTTCTGATGGAGCTGACCTTGGGAATGTAAGCTCACGTATCAGGGGAGCTGTGGATGGTACTCCAGGCACAGATAACCTTCCAGGTCGTTTGGAATTTGCTACGTCTGCTGATGGGGAAAATGTACCTACAACACGACTAACCATTGACAGTGCTGGAAACGCCACTTTTGCAGGGAATGTAGGTATAGGGACAACAACAAGTCCTAGTGAATCATTAGATGTAGAAGGAACTATTGAATGTTTAAATGAATTACGTTCTAAAACAGGCAATGATTTAAAATTAAATGCTGGTAGTGTTAATAGAGATGTTTTCTTACAGGTAAATGATTCAACATTAATGACAGTACAAGGTAGTACTGGAAACGTAGGTATAGGTACAACTCCAACATCATCTCTACATGTTTCAGTAGGATCTTCGGGTACTAATTCTTCAGTAGGTTTTAATGAATT